GCGGCTACAGCTGGCTGCGTGGCGACGGCCTCGACCTCGGGTCGAAAGCAACGCGCGACATGCTCGGCCTGATCGCCGCCGGCGTGCCCGCGCTGGGCCTCGCTGTGGCCGAGCTGTCCGCCCTGGCCGAAGAGCCCGACACCATCACCGCCGACGAAGTCTCGCGCGCCCTGCGCGGGCCTTGGGGCGATGAGCCCACCACCTGACCAACCGGAGCCCCCATGCAAAAGTCCTTCCGCCGAATCCTCGCCCTCGCTGCCGTTGCTTGCCTGGCCGCGTTTGCGATGCCTGCATCCGCCGCACTCACCGATCAGCAGGTCACCACGCTGAAAGCCACGGCCACCGCCGATCCAACCGCGGCCGCGCTGATGTCCAGCGCCGACGACGTGGCCTTGGCTGCGTGGTTCAACGCGCCCGACCCGGCCGGCTGCATCGTCTGGCGCCCCGATGTGCCCATCAGCGAGGCAAATGCCGCGATGGTGTGGACCGAGGTGGACACGCTCAGCGTCGGCAAGGCGCGCATTTGGGAGTGGTTGCGCCTGGTCAACGTTCTCGACTACCGCTCGGCCAGCATCCGCCAGGGCATCAACGACGCATTCGCTGGCATGGTCACCCGCGCCCAGGTCATCAACACCGGCAAGCGGACGGCCACGCGCGCGGAGAAGGCCCTCAGTACAGGCGCCTGCACCAGCGTCGCGCCGAGCCTGATGACGTTCTACGGCAGCATCAGCTTCGGCGACGCATCGCTGATTCGGAGCTGATCCCATGGCCGCGTCCATCGTAGAGACCCAGGTCACCTGGGCGTCGGCCGCCAGCAAGACGGTCAGCGCGAACACGATCCAGTGGTCGGACGCGATGGCGCTGACCGTGCTGGACGATGCCTATCAGCTGCAGGTCAGTGTCGACAACGCGGGCTCAGCGGCCAGCGGTGATACCTGCGCCGTCTACGTCGCGCGGACGACGGGCGACATCCTCGGCGACAGCGGGTCGGACTTCGACACCGACGAGCACGCCGAGTTTGTGATGGTGCTGGACACCTACACAGCGAACACGCCAGGCGAAGACCCTGCCCGCAAGACCGTGCCCGTGGACCTCACCGGCTGCACCGCCTACAAAGTGGGCGTGGTGTGCGGCCAGGCCTCGACCCGCAACATCGTCGTGCGCGCCCGCATGGGCTGCCAGCGCCCGGCGTGATGGAGCGGTGACCCGTGGGCCTGTTGATCGAGCAAGAGCGCCGCGCATGGAAGCGCCAGCCGCAGACCCGCCAGCGGCTTAACCCGGCGAGCCCGTACTTCGCGGGCCTGCTGTTCCATGCGCCGCTGCACCCCGGGTGGGGCATGCTCGATCTTGTGTCGGGGAAAGCCTGCACCAAGACCGGGCTTGGCACCAGCGCAGCGACCCCGGCCGGCGTGATGCCGGTCTTTGGGGCCGGAAGCTATGCCGACTTCACCGCGCCCGCCGCGTTTGATGGCTCGCTTCCATTCACCATAGCGTGGGTGCAGCAGCCAATGTCTCCAGTGCTGTATAGCACCGTCCTTGACATTCGGCCGCCTGTCAATGCCGCGAACTCGTTCCTAATCATTCAGTCCGAATCGGACGCGAACTACCAATTTGTTGTCGGCCCTCGTGATGGCGGCAGCAATGGCAAGCAAGCCCAATTTGCAGCCGGCCTGCAGGCCCATGGGAAGATTGATGTGTTCGTGCTGGTGGCGCCTTCTGGCTTGGCCACCGACTCGTCGGCTTATGTGCTGTATCGCAACGGTGTGCGCCAGGCTGCCGCCGTGGCTTCTCCTGCATTGGGCGCTGCATCACCAACGGGGATGCGTGTGGGCAGCGTCCTTGGCTCGCCTGGTGACCCGTTCGAAGGCGGGCTTGTCGGCGTCACAATCTGGCAGCGCGCCCTCGACGATCGCACCGCCTCGGCCTGGCTGCCCGAGAAGCTCTACAGCCCGCGCCGCACCCGCCGCTACATCCCCACGACCGGCAGCGGCCCGACGTCCTACTCGCTCACGCTTACCGCCAGCACCACCGCAGTCGCGGCCATCGTCAAGGCCGCCAAGCTGCAGCGCCAGGCCAGCGCCAGCGCAACAGCAGCGATCCGAAAGACTGCGGCATCCAGCAAGGCCGCGACCACCACCACCACGGGCAAGGTCAAGCGTGCGGTGTCGCTCACCCGCATCGCCAGCGCCACGATGTCGGCCACGGTGGCCAGCATCAAGGCCAAGCTGCTCACGCTCACGGCCACGGTCAGCAGCTCGGCCAGCGTCAAGCGCGCGGTGAGCATCGCCCGCACGGGCACGGCCACGGCATCGGCCACCGTGCGCCGGGCTGTGTCTGTCGTGCGGTCGGCCGCGTCTGCTGCTGCGGCGGCAGTGGCCAAGCGCACCAGCTCGACCAAGTCGGCCACCATGACCGCGAGCGCGGCAGTGTCGTCGCTGAAGGCGAAGCTGTTGACCCTGGTGGCCACGGTCTCGACCACCGCCAGCGTCACCAAGGGCGTGCGCATCACGCGCGCCGCGGTGTCATCTGTCGCGGCCCTGATCTCGCGCCTGTTCACCCCCGGCAGCGGCGGCCCGCCGGTCTTCATTCCCGCACTGCGCCGCCTGATCAGCGCATCGCGCGCGCTGCTGTTTCACAGCCCCGACAGGTCGGTCGATCTCGAATCGCCCGACCGCTCCAACACGCTCACCAGTCCCAAGCGGGACGACACCTGAAGGCGCCCCACGATGGCACTCCTAGGCTCTTGGGTCCAGCAGCCGGCCGAGCATTTGCCGGTCGACATCAGCTACTCCACCGTGATCGGCGGCCGCACGGTCACCAGCATCACAACGGCCATCATTGTGCCCGCCGGCATGGTGAAGGACAGCGAGCAGATCAGCGGCGAGAGCCTGCAAATCTACTGCAGCGGCGGCACTGACGGCACCACCTACCGCTGGACGGTGCGCACCGACATCGTCATCGGCGGCAAGACCACCACCGTGGAAGACGAGTTCGATATCATCGTGGAGGCCACCTGATGAACGCCGACGCCATCGCCAGCCTTCCTGGGGCGGCCGCGCCTAAGATCGCCAAGCGCGCCGCCGATGATCGCGTGTACCTGATCGACTGCCGGCCGCTGCTGCGTCGATTTGAGCTGCTGTCGCAGGTTCTCGACGTGCAGGCGCCAGGCCTCAGCGTTTCCGCCCAGCGGCCTCGCAGCGGTGCGTTCCTTGAGGTGCGCGTCGCCGGCGGCACGGTGCCCACAGGGCAGCCGCACAAGGATCACACCCTGTCGGCCTCGCTGCGCACTTCGATGGGCGTGATCGGCATCACCGTCGACTTCAGGGTCTACCCGTGAAGCTGTCCTCCCAGGTCGTCGGCGACGAGGCCGTGCGCACCATGTTCGCCCGCATCGGCGAGGCTGGCCCGCGCGCCCTGGCTGCCACTGCCGAGGATGCCGAGGTCTACGTCGAAGGCGAGGCCGCGCAGCACAACCGCAGCGGCAAGATGGTCGCCTCGATCACCAAGACGCGCGAGCCCGATGGCTGGCGGATCGCGCACGACCTGCGAGTCGCGCCGTACACGGTCTTTGTGCATTGGGGCGCCAAGCCGCACAAGATCAAGCCGAAGAACAAGCGCGTCTTGCGCTGGCCAGGGCCGGGCGGCTTCAACTTCGCCAAGGGTGTCGACCATCCTGGCTACAAGGGCGACGCCTGGATGGTTCGCGCCGCCGCGCAAGCGCCGCGCATGTTCGCCTTCCACATTGATGCACTACTGAAGGGCTGACCATGGCACTGCTGCACGCCTACCTCGACGGCTACTTGTCCACCCTCGTCACCGAGGCCCGCGAGACCCAGGCCATCGCCGATGTCGGGGTCTATGGCACGCTGCCCGCTGCGTGGGTGACGCGCCTGGTGATCCTGCGCGCCTACGTGATCACCTGCCTGGAGTGCCAGAAGGCCCCCGACGACACCTTCGCGGCCAAGCTTTCGGCGTACCGCAAAGAGTTCGACACGGTGCTCGTGATGGCCCGCCAGGCGCAGACCGCCATCGACGCCGCCAACACGGCCAACGCGCCGCAGGGCGCATCCGGCGGCTACTTCACGATGGAGATCCACCGCGCATGAGCACCACCGATGCAATGGTGCCGCTGCTGGCGCTGCGTGATGCCCTGGCCACGGTGGCAGGGGTGGCCACCTGCAAGGTCGGCATTGAGGCCAACATGACCGCGGCCGATTACCCCATGGTGCGCGTGGTGCCCAGCAAGGCCAAGCGCGCGGCAGTGATGGGCCGCCGGCGCGTCGATGTGCTGGTGTACTTCGGCGAGCCGCTGCACGAGTTCACCGCGGGTCTGGAATCGCTCTATGCGCAGGTGTTCGAGCTGGAGGCCGCAATTCTCACCAAGGCCGAGAACGGCGGCGACTTCATCTTCGACTACATCGAGACCATCGCCGACGAGGACCGCGTCGACGGGTACAAGCTGATGGCGATCAGGGGCGTGATCGAGGGTTGATCGTTCCCACCGTGGTGGTCCGGTACGCCTTCGGCTTGCCCGCATCCGCCACCTTGCGAGCCGCCTCGCCTTCGAGCACCTGCCGCGCCCGAGCGTGCGAGCCCATCACGCGCGCAGCGGCCACCGGCCCGAGGCTGGCCAGGTAGGCCGCCTCGCCGCCTTCAACGCGCCGAGCGTTTGCTGCGCTGAGCGATGGCATAGAGCGCAGGCGGCACCAGCAGAACGGGTGGAACGGCGGCACCGGCGCCTCGGCCTTGGGGTAGTTGCCCGGCCCCAGGCCCCACAGGTCGGCCCTGCCGTGCAGGTCACAGATGTCGGTCTTCGGATGGGCCGGGTTCAGGCGCACTTGCACGACCGTGGTCTCGGTGTCGTCCATCAGCAGTCCGGCCACCTCGGTCTGATGCGCGCGCGACAGCTCGGTCTGCGCGATCCGGTCGGCAAGGAAGCGGTTCTTCTCGCGCTGGGCCACCTGCAAGCGCTTCTTCAGCGCCTCCTGCCCTGCGCCGTCTTCCCATGCCTTGAAGCTTTCGAGGTAGGCCGCGCGCAGGGCCTGAGACTTCAGCCTGGCCGCCTGCTGCTGGCCGGCCACTTGCAGTGCTGTCAGTTGGCGCCGGGCTGGCATGTCCTCGGTCAGCGTGCGCAGCGCCTTCGGCAGCTCGCCGCGGGCGGCGCCTTCCAACGGCCGCTGGATGCCATCCTTGGGGCTGTACCCATCGTACAGGCGCCGTGACAACTCGCGGGCCTGGGTGATGCCCTTTGCGTGCTCGCGCACCAGGGCGGCCACCTCGTTTGTCACCTGCTGCGCGTGGGCGTAGAGCCGCGCCGACAGCGTGATCTCGCCGACCGGCATGGCCAGCACCTGCGCAGTGCCGATGGATGACTGCAGCAAGTCGCCGAAGGCCTGAGCCAGCTCAGCGGCGAACGCGCCCGAGAACTTCGCCTGCGCGGCCGCGATGGCCTCGCGCGGGGTCATGGTCGGGTCGTGCATCAGCGCGTCCCACATGGCCAAGAACGCGGCCTGCGCCTGCTCTTGGATCGCGCGCTCGACAGCGGTGCTAGCGGCGGCCGCGCGCCAGTCTGCGGCCTGGATGACCAGTTCGATGGTGCTCACCGCGCAGGCCCCCGCAGCTTCAGCGCCCGCTCGACGATGTAATAGGCCGTACTCCGCCGAACGCCGAGCCGTGCCGGCAGGCGCGCGCGAACCTCGCCAACTGGCACCCCATTGGCCAGCATTTCCGCGGCCTTGATCAGCCGCTCGCGCCGGTCGATCTCAGCGGCCGACACCACGATCCTGCAGCCGGCCATGCCGCGCAGCAGCTCGCGCACCTTGGCGCCTGTGAGTTGGCCGGGCGGCACGCGGTCGATCTCAGCGAGGAACCAAGCGAGCGGGGAAGGCCCGGCCTTGTGGTCGATGGGTGGTGTCATAGGCTGGGGGTGTGGACGGAGGAATAGTGGCC